TCAGTATCGTATTTACGATCACGATTTTCTAAAAATAGTAGATCTTGTATATTGGCTACATTTTGTGTAGCATACGCAGGCTGATCTGCACTTTGCGTAACACCGGTGCTAGGACCTAGATATTTGTGCAAATATACGTCAGTTCCACCAGCTTGGAACATTTCACTGGCTTGACGATCTATAAATTTATAGTCGTTGCCTTTTTCTGGTTTGTATAGGGAGAGTCTTGGCATAATGATATTTATCGCCAGCTAAATATACTAGGAGAACTAAAAAATGGACGAAATAGCAACAACCGACTCTAATTCTACTACTGAGCGCAACAAGGTATTCGACTATGTAAAAACCATGTTGGGCGATGGTATGATTGAGGTTGAGTTAGACCCTATTCATTATGAAACAGCCCTAGATCGAGCCCTAAATCGCTATCGTCAAAAAAGCCCAAATGCTGTTGAAGAAAGCTACTTATTCCTTGAACTGATCCAAGATCAAAATGAGTATAGGTTGCCCGATGAAGTTATCACGGTTAGACAAGTTTTCCGTAGAGCTGTTGGATCAAGAAGTGGTATAGGTGCAGGTGGAACATTGTTCGAACCATTCAACTTGGCGTACACTAACACTTATTTGATGAGCGGCAGTATGATGGGCGGTCTAGCAACATACGATATGTTTGCTGGGTATCAAAAGTTAGTAGGTCGTATGTTTGGTAGCTACATTGAATTTAGCTGGAAACCTACTAGCCACATACTAAACATTTTACAACGGCCATTTGCTCAAGGAGAACAAATCCTTGTACAAAGTTACAATTTCCGCCCGGACTGGGTTTTACTACAAGACACCTATGCTAAACAATGGCTTAAAGACTATACGCTGGCCACTGCTAAACTAATGCTAGGCGAAGCACGTAGTAAATTTGGTAGTATTGCAGGACCAGGTAGTCCAATCACCCTTAACGGTACTGCATTGTTAACTGCTGGAAATACAGAGTTGGACAAATTAGATAAAGAATTAATGGACTTTACTGCTGGCGGTACTGGCTACTATTTTGTTCTTGGCTAACAAATAAATTGACATTGTAATCTAACTGTTATATACTAGAGTTACTTTAGGGGGCTCTATGATTATAGGCGTGTGCGGTTTTATCGGTTCTGGCAAAGATACTATTGCCGATTATCTTACTAATTTCCATGGTTTTCGAAGAGAAAGTTTTGCCAACAGTTTAAAAGATGCTGTTGCCCAAGTATTTGGTTGGGATCGCATGATGCTAGAGGGTCGAACTAAACAGGCTCGAGAGTGGCGAGAACAAATAGATCCGTGGTGGGCTGAACGCTTAAACATGCCTAACTTAACTCCACGGTGGGTACTACAGTACTGGGGCACAGAGGTATGCCGTAAAGGTTTTCATGACGATATTTGGATTGCCAGCTTAGAGAATAAACTTCGCAACAGCAGAGACGACATTGTTATAAGCGACTGCCGTTTTCCTAATGAGATCAAATCAATTAAAGCCGCAGGTGGCATTGTTATTCGTGTAGTTCGTGGCGCGGAACCTGAATGGTACGAAGTAGCCAAATATGCCAACGAAGGTAAGGAAATGTTCAAGGAAAAATTATCTAGTTATGGAGTCCATGCTAGCGAAACTGCTTGGGTTGGCACTGAGTTTGACCATGTATTAGACAATAATGAAACTATAGACGATCTATATACGCAGGTTAAAGGTCTGGTACAAGATCCCCTTGGCGCCACTTTACCCCTTCCTTATGTAGAACACGCTGGCAATTTGCACATACCGTCTTAAGATTTATATGGCTACAGTTATTTAAATCTCCGTCTACATGAAATACTGAAAATACTTCTCGATGCGGTGATTTAAATCCGCATTTATCGCAGGCGTTTTTTATTTTATACCCTGCACGAAACCATCGTGCAATGCCAGAGTATTTTCCTCCCCTTAGGCAAGGTTCGCACAGTCGCCTATAATAGGTACGACCACCTTTAACATAGTTAACGGCAGCTGGTCTATATCCGCAGGAACAAAGTGGTCTCATAAAGTATTTACACCTTTTTGTCCCCTTTTTTAAGGTGTTAACTAGCTACAAAAAGTTCAAATACTATAAATACATGAAGAACATGTCTTCATGGAGATTATAAAATGGCACAATTAAGTTCACCAGGCGTAGCGGTCACAGTCGTAGATGAAAGTTTCTACACACCTGCAGGCGCAGGAACAGTACCCCTATTCATTGTTGCTTCGGCAGAAAATAAACCAAACGGTTCAGGAACTGGCACAGCGCCGGGCACCTTAGCTATGAACGCTGGGCAAGTATACTTACTTACTAGCCAAAAAGATGTATCAGATACTTTTGGTATTCCAAAATTTTACACAGATGCAGAAAACAATCCTATCCATGCTGGAGAACAAAACGAATATGGCTTAGAAGCCGCTTATAGTTTCTTAGGAGTTAGTAACCGTGCGTATGTAGTACGTGCAGATTTAGATCTAGGGTCACTAACAGGAACTACTAAAACTCCAGTGGGCGATCCGGTCGATGGTAGTTATTGGATTGATACTGCTAACAGCAAATATGGCGTATTTGAATGGAATGGCGCTGCCGCTACTACTACTGGTGGTCAATCATTCACCGTACAACCCGTAACAGTTATCACTGATGTTGCAAAATTAGTTGGCGGTAGTAGTACAGGAGCCCCGTTGGCCAGCGTTGGCGCACTAGGTGACTATGCACTTGTGGCCACAACTACATTACAAAAATTATATTTTAAAAAATATCTTTCAGGAAGTGCCGCAGGTACATGGGTAGAAGTTGGAACAGCAGCCTGGCAAAATTCATGGCCGACTGCTGTAGGAAACGTTAATAACAGTTCTATTACGCTAGCATCTGATACATTAACAATTAACGCTATTACTATTAACATGACCGGTGTTACCACGCTAACTGGTTTGATCACAGCCATTGGTGCAAACGTAACAGGCGTAACAGCGGTTAATATCAACGGTTATTTAAATTTATTTGTAGACAGCACAGCAAAAAGTACAAACGGTGCCGCAGACGGCTTGCTAATTATTAGTGGTACAGCAGTGACCAAAGTTGGTTTAGTTGCAACTACCTATATGAGCCCAGCGTTAACATTAAGTGCTCATACCAGTGTTCCATTATACAAAGCAACCGATAATACCACTACAGCAAACGGTCGCCCAACTGGCTCTGTATGGTTAAAAACTACCAGTGCTAATTTAGGTTCTGATTGGATTGTTAAAAAATACAACAGTGCCGCAGGTGCATGGAAAGAACAACCAGTGGGATTATATGCTAACGGACAAAGCGCATTAGCAACTTTAGATTCAACCGGTGGCGGTCTCAATGTACCAGCAGGAACAGTTTATATCAAGTATAACGATGACGAGCAATCACCGTCATTAACACATTTTAAAGCCTACATACGTACTGCTAGATCTACGACATCGATTACTTCTGTGGCTGTTACAACTGGCACATTTGTAGCTGGAACAAATACATTTAATATATTAGAAAGTTCTCCAGGTAGTACTAGTTTAACGTCAACTACTGTGTCATTTACAGCGGCCTCCACTTCAGCTGATGCCGCTACATTTGTACAGTATTTGGTAGCCGCATTACCTGCTACAACAAATATTGTTGCTAGTTACAGCACCACAACCAATGTTATCACAATTACACACAGCCTAGGTGGTGAACTGCGATTTACAGATACTGCACCGGCGGCGGGTACTGGTCCTATTGGTAAATTGTTCACGGTAGGAACTACATCAAATTTCTTTGCTAGTCCAGCAGGCACAACAGGTCAATATGTGGCCAGCTTATGGAGCCCAAGTTCAACAGGCGTTTCTGGTAGTGGTTTTGCAACAATTAGTGATACTGCACCATCGACTGTTCCAGCAGATGGTACTGTATGGTATAATACTAACATTGCTAGCTCTGTTGATATTATGATCAACAACGGTACGACTTGGAAGGGATATTTGGGTTATACACAAAACCAAGCTGGTGGTACAACTACAGACCCTAACGGTCCTATTATTTCAGCAAGCAAGCCAACAGTACAAAGCGATAATACTCCATTAGCCAACGGTGATCTATGGATAGACACTAGTGATTTAGAAAACTTCCCGGTTATTCGTAAGTATAACTATCAATCATCAACGTGGGTATTGGTCGACAACAGCGACCAAACAACAGAAAACGGTATCGTGTTTGGCGATGCTCGTGCAGGCACAAGTGGCGGCACAGCAACAGTCGCTCCAAGCGGTACTATTGTACAGCTATTATCCAGCGACTTCTTAGACCCAGATGCTCCTGATCCAACACTATATCCAAAAGGTATGCTGTTATGGAATCTACGTGCTTCAGGATTTAATGTTAAAAAATATCACACAAATGCAATTGATACTACAGCACGTAATACACGCCAATCAAACGCACCAATGACTAGTTATTATCCAGCACGTTGGGTTAGTTATGCTGCCAATCAAGTTGATGGTTCAGGTAGTTTTGGCCATAAGGCTGTTCGCGCAGTGGTAATTGCCGCTCTAAACAGCACAATTAACAGCAATCAACAAATACGTGATGAAGAATCACGTGTGTTTAATTTGATTGCCTGCCCAGGTTATACTGAGTTAATTCCGGGTATGATTTCATTAAATTACGATCGTGGCTTAACAGCATTTATTGTTGGTGATACACCGGCACGTTTAACACCGGATGCTACAACACTAAGCAACTGGGGTAATAATGTTAACACAGCCGCAGTAGACGGTCCAGATGGTTTAATTGCCACAGACCCATACTTGGCAGTATTTTATCCATGGGGTTATACCACAGACTTGTTAGGCAACAACATTGTTGTTCCACCAAGCCACATGATGCTACGTACGATTGCACTAAGCGACAACGTTTCTTATCCATGGTTTGCACCAGCAGGTACACGCCGCGGCGGAATTACTAACGCAAGTTCAGTTGGTTATGTAAGTGCAGAAGGCGAGTTTGTAGCCACAGCATTAAACACAGGACAACGCGATACACTAGCCAGTGTACACGTTAATCCAATCACATATATTACAGGTACAGGATTAGTTAACTATGGTCAATATACTCGCCAGTTAACAGCAAGTAGTTTAGATCGTATCAACGTAGCACGTCTAGTAGTATTCCTACGCAGACAGTTATCAAGATTAGCTAAACCATATGTATTCGAACCAAACGATACAATTACACGTAACGAGATTAAACAAGCGGCAGAAAGTCTAATGCTTGAGTTAGTTGGACAACGTGCTATCTATGACTACCTAGTAGTTTGTGATACAAGTAACAACACACCTTCAAGAATCGATCGCAGCGAATTGTACCTCGATATTGCTATTGAACCAGTGAAAGCAGTGGAATTTATTTACATTCCATTACGTTTAGAAAACACCGGCGGTATCAAGGGCTTGGGCGGCAAATAATTAGGAGAAACTAAATGTCGATTGCATCATTATCAAGATTTACAGTACCGCTAGCGTCAAATCAAAGCGCAACAACACAGGGCATGTTAATGCCCAAGTTGCAATATCGTTTCAGAGTTAGCTTTGAAAACTTTGGTGTTAGTGGTTCAACAACAGAACTAACTAAACAAGTTCAAGACGCGGCTCGTCCAAGCCTTTCATTTGAAGACCAAACGCTAATGGTGTATAATTCAACCATTCACTATGCTGGTCGTCCTAAGTGGGGCCCTCTAACAGTTAAACTACGTGACGATGTTACTGGTGCAGTTACTAAACTAGTCGGCGAACAAAATCAGAAACAATTTGACTTTTTTGAACAAAGTTCAGCGGCTTCTGGTGGTGACTACAAGTTTACCATGCGTATTGAAATGCTAGATGGTGGTAACGGTGCTGATCCAACTGCCGGTCCTAACGTTTTAGAAACATGGGAATGCTATGGTTGCTATCTAGTAAGCACTAACTACGGCACAGTAACATACACACAACAGGCAGTAGTCACTATCGATCTGAGCATACAGATGGATAATGCTGTGCAGGTTGGCCCTACAGCAGGATTAGGTACTCCAGGGTTTATACAAACTCGTAGTACTAATGCTACTGGTGGCGGCGGTCAGATCCGTTAATAGAAAAACCCACTTCGGTGGGTTTTTTATTGGCGAATCATTATATACCCAGTTTATCATTTAAATAAATAGTATTATGGCCTTTACTCCTTCAAATCAATTACAATCAGATTCTAATATTTGGTTAAAAGACTGGCGACATGCATCTCGTCTGTTTGTCAACGATCAATTTAGACTAGCCCCTAAACAGAAGTTTCTATTTGCTGTTCAATTTGGTATAAATTTAGGAGCAGTTAAAACCATCGACCTAATACAAAAATATGGTCCTGAAATAGGCATGTTGGTCAAAAGCATTGATCTACCTAGTTATACTGTGTCCACAGAAATGCTCAATCAGTATAATAGAAAAAAGGTTGTACAGTATCAATACAAGCCAGGCGATTCTACAATAAAATTCCATGACGACAGCATGGGCTTAATAAATCAGTTATGGCAGAACTATTACAGTTATTACTATGCAGATTCTACCAGTGCCGGAACAGCCGGTGCATACAGTAGAAATGCCACTCGCAGTTCTGATTTTATAACAACACCTTATGGTTTTGACAACGGTAGCACTGAACCGTTTTTTAAATACATTGTAATCTGGCAGTACTCTCGACATGAGTTTGTCAGCTATAGGCTACACAATCCGATCATATCTTCTTGGAATCATAATAAAGTTGATTACGAAGGAGCAAAAAGTCACGATTTTGATATGAAGATATCCTATGAAGCAGTCACATACGGAAGTGGCGTGATTGATGGACCGGATAGCAATCCAATAAACGAAGTCGGGGGACAAGTTGATCCTCAGCATTATGATATG